TTGGCCAGCGCGGGCAGCGCGCGTCGGACGTATTCGCTGGTGATTCGAACCGGTGTTACGGGTGAGGGTTTTTCCTTAGTGTCTGACCAACGCCGACGTGCCAAAGTAAGGGAACTACCGCTGGGCTTGGGGATGGCAGTTTACTGGATGGCATTTGCTTCGCCATGCCGGCGTTGGGAAGAATGCAGGGGGGCCGATTGGCGCGGTGGCTATGTTCGAGCCGATCGCCATGGTCGCCGAGTAGGCCGCCGAGGGGTAGCTCCTTGAAAACAGCCGAGGCGAATTCGGGAGACTAGCGTGGCCGCGCACCTACAATGGAAGCAGCCCGCAATCTCGCTGGCACGCCAACCGGCGACTTTGGGACAGTATCGCTTTGCCTTGGTGGTGGCTGTACTTCAGTTCGTGGCCTGTCTAGCTATTTCGTCCTTTCCGGCATCGGTGCCGCGAATTGATGGCTTCATTCCGGCTATTCTAACCATCGTATTTCTCGCGGACCTTATTACCGCTGTTTTGTTATTCAATCAGTCGTCGTTGATTGCGTCGCGCGCACTCCTGGTTCTCGCCAACGGTTATCTTTTTTCGGCCCTGATCGTCATTCCGCACGCGCTCACCTTTCCTGGTGCGTTTGCGCCGAAAGGTCTTCTTGGGGCGAGCGCTCAGAGTAGCGCATGGCTCAATGTCTTCTGGAATCTTGGCTTCATCGTCGCCGTGGCGGGCTATGCCTGGCTGAAGGATGATGAGTGTCGCAATGACGCCATCCCACCCTCAACGTTCTCTGCATTTTGCCGGAGTGCGGCGATCCAAATCGGCTTGATTTGTGCACTGACCTGGGTCGTCACGGTCGGGGACAGGTATATGCCGCGCATGTTTTTGGACGATGTCAATTACACTCCACTGCTGCATTACGTCACTGGAACGATTGTGTTGCTGTCTGTGCTTGCACTGCTGCTCGTGTGGACTCGTCTAACGTCAGTGCTCGATCTGTGGGTCATGGTCGCGATTTGCATGTTGATGACAGAAAAGACGCTGGTGACTTTCGGGATGACGACCCGCTTCAGTCTCGGATGGTATGTTAGCCGGGCGTTAGTAGTGGCTGTTTCAATAGCAGTCTTGATAGCTCTGCTCACAGAGTTGATGCGATTGCACGTAGCGCTCTTACGATCTCAGGACCAACAACGTACGCTAAATGCTGAGCTCGACCACCGGGTCAAGAACTTGCTCGCCACGGTAAGCGCGATCATCGCCCAAACGCCGAAACCTGATGGCACGCTGGCTGACTACGCAGCCGGACTCGATGAGCGCATAAGGTCATTGGCAAGAACTCATGAGCTGCTGAGCGACAGCAAGTGGCAAGGCGTCTCTCTGGCGGATATTGTGCGACGCGAACTCGCGCCCTATGCCACAGACAATGCTGAGATCGGTGGGCCAAACGTTACACTGACGGCAGAAGCAGCTCAGGCTGTGGGCATGGTGCTGCATGAGTTGGCCACCAATGCAGCCAAATATGGCGTGCTCTCCAAACTAGGCGGCCGGCTGTTGCTCCGATGGCGGTGGCTACGGCATGGCTCGCGTGATGGGCTGACCATTGAATGGCGAGAGCTTGACGGCCCCCCTGTCGTCAAACCAAAGCAATGCGGTTACGGGACAGGGATAATTCGCGAACTCATTCCGTTTGAGCTGGGCGGTACGGTCGACCTCGCGTTTGCTTCGAGTGGCCTGGAATGCCAATTGGATATTCCCGCTGGCTGGGTGCGGGACCCGCAGACACGCAACGCGTTACAAGACCTGAAGGACAAAGCGACCTTCCAGATTGGCTAGGCGAGGATAGGCATTTGCACTTCCGCTAATGTGACGGGTTTCGGATGCCGGCCCGTTCGCCAAGCTCGCGACATGCGCCAAGGCCGGGGCCGGCGTTCGAAAGCCGCCAGTGAACGAGACCGCGGGAGGTGGCAGCCCTATCGCCGGGGGCTATCAGCATCTTGCGAAAGTCACAAGCCAACGGAAGGACGGCGCAGCATCAGCGCGGCGGCGGCGTCCTGCGGGCGACAAGCCGGCTGCGTAACCGACCGGGCGGCGCAGACGATGGCGGCGTGATCCGGCGCCCCCCGACCCAAAGACGTCCGAGTTCGTGTGGCGTAAGGTCGTCCTCCAACCCAAAACCTTCAGGAGAAAACGATCATGGCTACCATTCCGAAGGCCCCGCCGTCCCCGCAAGTGACCGTGCGCACCGGGTCGCCCTTGTCGTCTTGGGACGTCGCGCGCTGGATCGACTTGATGACGAATTTTTTTCACTTCGGCATGGAGATGCACCCCGGCGACGTCTCCGAACTGCGCACGATCAGCGCGCGGATCAGAATCTCGTCGAATCTCTGAAATCGAGGGCGCGGCGGCGTTGGTCGGCCGTCCACGGACGATCGAGGTATATGCAACACTTCTAAGTCGCGCTGACACAGCTCTCACCTGCCTCATAGACGGCCAATTGCGCGCGCCGCTGTTCCGATCTGACCGATCGGCAAATCGGACGCGCGCGGCCGAATTCCTCCGCGACGAACCTAAACCCCGCTTCCTCTCCTGGGCTGGGTGGCTGAGCTCGCTCGCGTCGAGGAACGACCCCGGGCCGATGCCGAAGTTGTCGTGCGAGGAACCTCCCCTTGCTCGATGGCCTTGGCGTTTGGTCCGGGGGCCGCCTGAAACCTCAAGGACGTCGACGACGCCTCTTCGCACCTTGGCGGCGTTCGTCGCGGCTTGGGGCCTGAGCTCCTGCGACGCCCCGATCCGCATGCGCGCACGGTACAGCCATCCCGTCGCAAAGCAGATTGGCGGGCGTCGCTGGGGATCTCGATTTGTCGCGGCGTAGCTCAACGCCGGCGGCGATCTCACGGCGGGGACGTCCTGGAGACTGCGGCGCGAAGTTGGCCGTGTACGGACCAGAGAGTCGCAGCGATCGCTACTTACCGAAGGGAGTCAACTATGACCACGTCGACGACGACGAACGAACCGGCCGAGGCGACGACCAATCCGGCTCCTTCGGCTCCTCCAACTCCTGCGGTTGCTCCGGCACGCAAGGGCCGCAATGGCGGCAAGGGTGCCAGCGCCGGCAAGGCCAAGCCCGCGGCGGCAAAGCGACAGCCTCGACAGCCGAAGAAGACCAGCAAGTTGCCGAAGCTGGTCGACGATGAGCGCACGATTGCCATCATCGCCGGCCTCGCGAAGATTCAGTGCACGCAAAAGGAGGCCGCCGCCGTTCTCGGCGCCAACGAAAGCAGGTTCTCCGCGTTTCTCAAGGCGACGCCGGCGGCTGCCGAGGCTTGGTCGCTTGGGCGCGAGTCCGGCAAGGTCAGCCTGCGCCGCTGGCAATGGGCAGCGGCCGAAAAGTCGCCGGCCATGCAGGTTTGGCTCGGAAAGCAGTACCTCGGCCAAGCCGATCGGGTTGAACAATCGCTCGACGCGACCGTCAAACAGGTCTCCAAAGCGGAAGTCGAGAACGCGGCCCGTGATCTCGACGGTCGTCTGGCTGCCTTGTTCTCCAGGGCGCCCGATGGCGCCGGCGATCCTCCGCCGACCACCAAGCACTAGGAACTGAAGAATGGACGCGACGTTCACGGCCGCTCGGCTGCGCGCTCTACCCGACCAGGAGCGGGCGGCGATCCTCAACGGTCTCAGCGACGTGGAAAAAGCAGCGTTGCGCTACGATTGGCGCTTTTGGGCTCGACCTGACCAGCTTGAGCCGAAAGGGCGCTGGAACACCTGGATGATCCTCGTCGGCCGCGGCGGGGGAAAAACCCGCGCCGGTGCCGAGTGGGTGCGCCAGGTCAAGAACAGGCACGCCCGCATCGCGCTCGTCGGCGAGACCAGCGCCGACCTGCGCGACGTCATGATCGAAGGCGAAAGCGGCATCCTCGCCACCTCGCCCCCGTGGGATCGCCCGACATACAACGTGTCAAGGCGCGAGGTGAAATGGGAGAACGGCGCCGTCGCGAAAGTTTTTTCTGCCGAAGAACCCGATCAGCTCCGCGGCCCGCAATGCGAAGTTGCGTGGCTCGATGAGCTCGCCAAGTACGCCTATCCCGACGAGGTGTGGGCGAACCTGCAGCTCGGCTTGCGGTTGGGGGCTTGGCCGAGATCGTTGATAACAACCACGCCTCGGCCGATCGGCATCATCCGTGAGCTGCTGCGCCAATCGCAGGCCGATCCATCGACCACGGTGGTCGTGCGCGGCTCGACCTTCGCCAATGCGGCGTTTCTGGCGCCGTCGTTCATCGAGGCAATCAAAGCGCGCTATGCCGGCACGAGGTTGGGCAGGCAGGAACTCTATGCCGAGCTGCTCGACGACATCGTCGGCGGGTTGTGGTCGCGGGACATGATCGAGCAGGCCCGCATGCAGGGCGACCTCCCCGACATGGAGCGGATCGTGGTCGGCGTCGATCCAAGCGGCTTCGACGGCGAAAGCGGCGACGGCCAAGGGATCATCATCGCCGGCAAGGCGGTGACGAAGCGCGACGATCCCGAGGCGTATTATGTGATTGATGACTGGACCACGCAGGCGCGCCCGGAGGGGTGGGGCCGCCGTGTTGTCGAGGCCTATCGCCATTTCAAGGCCGATAGGATCGTCGTGGAGCGAAACTACGGCGGCGATATGGTCCGAAGCGTCATCCAGAACGTCATGCCGGATGCACCGATCACCATGGTCACGGCGACGCGCGGCAAGCACGTCCGTGCCGAGCCGATCGCGGCGCTCTACGAACAGGGCAAGGTCAAGCATGCGCGGCCGTTCCCGATGCTCGAAGATCAGCTCTGCGCGATCACCTCACAGGGCTGGCAGGGGACCGGGTCACCTGACCGGGCCGACGCCCTGGTGTGGGCGCTGACCGATCTCGTCGACGGCGGCGGGGTGCAATTTATTGGGGTGTTCTGATGGGCAAGCCGATGAAACAGAGCAAGCGCCATCAGCCGCGTCCGATGCCCGATGACGGCTTGGACTTCCTGGACAAGCTGGCGAACACGCCTGCGGTGGTGGCCGTGCTCGGCCGCATCCCGCCATACAAACGCGCACGGCGCCAGAAGTGGCAGGCCTGCGGCGCTTACGCCAGAAGGACCGGCAAGCCGTGCAAGGCCCCGGGCACCGGGGGTGGTGGCCGCTGCAAGCAACACGGGGGTTTGAGCACGGGGCCCAAGACGCCAGAGGGGCGACATCGGTGTGGGCAGGCGTTGCGGGATTGGCATGCGCGACGGCGCGCGGCTGCCCGCAAAAGAGCTTGCGCGCGGCAAGGAGTCGATCCGGCAGTGTCGGCCGACGGGGTTGCGGCATGACCGCCGATCGCTGCGAGCGCTGCGACGCCAACTTCGCGCTGGTCAGCAAGCGGCAGCACGACAAGTTTGAGTGCGACCGGATGCTGCGCAACCGTATGGCCAATGCGTCGTCACTTTACAACCCGCCACTTAACAGCCCGCCACTTAACAGGCCGCCACTTAACAAGCGTGCGGTGACGGTGCCCGAGCAGGCCCCCAAGCCGACTCCGACGCCGACCACCAAGACGGCGCCCAAGACGCCCAGCGCGAAAGCGAGGGCGGGTAGGGTGGTTCGCACTGCCCGATGGCGAGCCAAGCACGTCGACCACAATAGGGCATACATGAGGGAGTACATGCGCCGCCGGCGCGCCGCTGCTCGGGCTGCTCGGTTGTCGGGGTGAGCGAGGCGGTTGAGCCACCGGCGTCATGGCGCTTGCGCGCATCGGTGGACTGGGCCACCGCCTCGCCGCGCCGTCCTAGCACTGAGATTGTCCGCGCGTGGTTCCTGGGTGACCGTGGCGCAGGGCGGCGGCGTTCTGGGGAGGACGTCGCCGCCACCCACCCCCCTTCCGACCGGGCGCATGCCTCGTTGGCGGCCTTGGTCGCTGGTGCGACACTTTGAGCGCGCGCGTGTCCTGCATCACCCTGGACTCGACGTCGCCGGTGACCGCCTGGGCCGGATGCGCAAATTTGCGCATCCATACAAAAGGTCGTTGCAAACCGTCGACGCGATCTCGCGTGAAATCGACCCTTTCCGAGGCATCGGTGAGTTGTACAATTGGAAATCCTTTTGTATAATGCCAATGCACCAGGAAAGGGCGGGAACAGCATGGGCAACAGCGGCAAGCGGACTAAGCGGGTGGCGATCTACACCCGGGTGAGCACCAAGGATCAGACCACCGAGAACCAGCTGCCCGAGCTGCACGCCTGGGCCGCCAGGGCAGGCCACGAGGTAGTCAAGGTCTACGACGACGCTGGCATCAGCGGCGCCAAAGGACGGGACCAGCGGCCTGGATTTGACGCCATGCTCAAGGCGGCCGTGCGCCGCGAGTTCGACATGCTGGCGGTGTGGTCGTCCGATCGGTTGGGTCGCTCGCTCAAACACCTGATCGAGGTCCTGGAGACCATCCGCGACACCGGGACCGGCCTCTACATCCACACCCAGGCCATCGACACCACGACGCCATCGGGCCGCGCCATGTTCGGCATGCTCGGCATCTTTGCCGAATTCGAGCGCGAGATGATCCAGACTCGCATCAAGGCCGGCATGGACCGCGTTCGGTCAGAGATGGACCGTAATGGGGGCAAGTTCACGTCGAAGAAGTCGGGCGTCGTGCGCAGGAGCCTCGGCCGCCCTGGCGCGATAACCGACGAGAAGTTGGCGGCCGCCCGCGCCGAGCTGGCCAAAGGCACGGGCATCGTGAAGACGGCGAAGCAGATAGGCCTCGGCGTCGGCACGGTTCACCGGTTGAAGCAGGCGCAGGCCCAATGACGACGAAACAGCCCTACCGCGTGCGCATCGTCGTTCGTCCGATGGCCAGTCCGCACGGCGCTGTCACCCACACCGTCACCGCCTACGTCGGTCGCAAAAAGGTTGGGGCGGCGCAATTCCGCGACAGCGGTTGGGTGCGTTCCATTCGCGTTGACGCCGCGCATCAACGGCAGGGGATCGCCGGCCGCATGTTGATCGAGGCGTCGAAAGCGCTCGGCGGCAAATCCATATATGCAACCGACATGAGCCCCGACGGCCGGCGGTTGTTCAGCCAGCAGATCGAGGGTCAGCCGCGTGTCCGCGACGGCGTAGAAGACGGCGGCTGGACCGGCAAACGCGTGTTCGTCCCCAAGGAAGCATGACCCCATGCTGCGGTTGGTGCTCAAGCGCACTTACTTCGAGGCGTTCCGCCGAGGCGAGAAGCACGTCGAGGTCCGCCGTTACGGCAAGTGGTACAACGAGCGATGCTTCCACATCGGCCGCCAGGTCGCGCTGACCTGGCGCTATTCCAACGAGGGCCCGTTCCTGCTGGCGGTCGTGCGATCGTTCGCCAAGGCGACCGCGGCGGAGCATCCCGAGATGATGCGGCTCTACCCCGAGCTCAAGCCCGACGACCCGCTGGCGTTGATTGGACTCGACGTGAAGCGCGAGATCGACGTGGCCGAAGAGGCCGCCCTTAACCCGCCCGCCTCCCCGTGCTAGAATCCCGGACATGGCCGACGAGCCCGACAACCTCCTGCTGCGCCTGCTGCGGTCCATCGACGGCAAAGTCGACGCCCTGGCCCAGGACGTGCGCGACATCAAGATCCGAATGACGAGTGTTGAAGAAGGCCTGGTGCTGATCAACCGGCGCCTCGATCGCTTCGAGCCCCGTCTTGACCGCATCGAGCGCCGGCTCGGCCTGGTCGATCCCGCCATCCCCAGCGAGTGATGCCGCCACCGCTGTCATGTGACAGCGACGCGGGGTTCAACTGTAACACCTGTTACAGTTGCCATTTGCCAAGGCCGATCGATCGCCGGCCAGAGAAACGCTCCCCGATTGCCGAAGCTGCCGCGCACGCACGTAGCCTGGGTGCGCTCGGTGCGATGAGCGTCCAGCCATTCCAGGCATTCCGTTCCGGTGAAGAATGCCGCGCGATGATCGATCGTCACCGTGTGGGTGGACAGGTGCAACCAAACGACAAACCACGCAAACTCCATTGAGATCACCCCAAGTTGAATCTTGTCGTCTATGCGCGAGTCTGACACGGCTGCTATTGCCCCGCCAAGGACCACGCCGATGAGCAACGCCCCCGCCCTCAAAGTCGACCACCTCGTCGCCACGGTCGAGCCAACCGGCGAGTCGCTCGACCAGATCGCCGTCGAGATCACCGAGGCGGTCGTCGCCGCGGCCGGCGACAGCGACACGGTGTTCGTCGGTCCCTTCGCATCAATCGCCGACGAGGGGGGCGCATTCGGGCTGCACTTGATTTTCGCGCACCCAGGCGGACCGCTCTGCTTCTTTGCCGACATGGTCGGCGACGGCCTCGATCTCCGGGCGCCGGTCGTTCGGGATCTGCTGCGATCGGCGATCATCGCCGCCCTCGGCTCGAAATTCCGCCGCGTGCTGTCTTTCGCCTCGCTGCGTCAGCTGTTTGACGCGGCCGGTCCTTCGCTGCCCGAGCCATCGCGCCTGTCGCACTAATCGATTTCACCCCTGGCGCGGAGGGCGCCAGGACCTCGCACATACTCTAAGGAGCAACACCCCCATGCCCTCCCACAACCACGGCGCCATCGTCGACGGCATCGACGAAAAAAGCATCACGACGACGAACGAAATTGCGACCGTGACCGGCTACGCCAGCGTGTTCAACAACCGCGACCTCGGCAATGACATCGTGATGCCCGGCGCCTACGCCAAGTCGCTGCGCGAAAACGGCCTGCCCGTCGTCCTCTTCAACCACAAACGCGACGACGTGCCCGTCGGGACCTGCATCGACGCGAAAGAGGATCGACGCGGCTTGTGGGTCAAAATCGAGCTGCCCTTAGAGGACACCTTCGTCAGCTCACGTCTGCTGCCGCAGCTGCGCAGAAAGGGCCTCAAGGGCATGAGCGTGGGGTATTCGGTGCCGGCCGGCGGCAGCGAGTGGCGCGAGGGCGTACGCTATCTGAAGCAAATCCGCCTTTACGAGTGCTCGTTCGTCTCGATGCCGATGAACCCCGAGGCCGGCATCGAAACCATCAAGAACATGAGCACCGAGCAGCTCGCCAACGCTCTGGAGGACCTGGCCCGATCCGCGCGGCAGCTGATGGAAGTGGCGCGCGCCGAACCCATCAGCGACTTGGCTGCCGCGACCAAGGCCATGAAGGCGTTCATCGCAGAGGCGACCCGCGACCGCCCACACCTCCGCGATCCGATTACGCGAGCTGAGCAAGCGCTGACCATGGCGCAAGCCCGCCTTGAACGGCTGCGGTGCGCGGCGTCGCGTTGAAGGAGAACCATCAATGAGCAGCATCACCGAACTGCAAGCCCTTGCGCGCGGCTTTGCCGAGCTGGCACGCCAGGTGCGCGCCGAGGGGAAAGAAACGCATGTGACCGTCCGTACGGCGCAGAGGCGCGTCGACCAGCACCTCGTGCACGCCTCGGGCTGGCGGCCGACGTTGCCGATGGTGCCGCTCCTGCCGCCAGGCTGGCGCGACGATCGAGGGCGTTGACCGATGGGCGCCATGAGCAATGTGGCACTGCCATTCCCTGGCGGCGCCAATGCCAATTGGACGCTCGTGTACACGGCGACCGCCGGCGTCACGTGCAACGTTCACAAATCGCACGCCGGACTCCCCGATCCTCGTGCGCCTCAACGGCAGCGCGGGAACGATCAGCGATGCGCTGGATTCGCCGGCCGAGCAGGTCAACTCCGGCGCGACGGTCGCCCTGTCGCTCGCCAACGGCGACCTCGTCTTCGCCCGCCTGGCGAACGCCAATGCTGCGCTGAATATATCGGGCCGCGTGACTGTCAGGGTGTAGGGGAGAGGCGGAAGGCGGTCGCCAACTTGATCGTGGCGCTCACGCGCATTCGTGGCTGCCGCCTCCGATCGGCACCCTAGCACCGAGCCCGAGCAGCCGCCACCGCCACGAGCGGACATCAACAAGGGAATTCGCGCGAATGGACTGGCCGCAAAACTACATCGCCGAGCTTACAAGACGTGCCGAGCTCGAGCTCGGCATCACCCGGAATCCGCAGCTGCTTAGAGGCGCGTTCATCAAGTACGCAACGAGCGTGACGGATTTCGCCAACGACGCGTGCTGGATTCACGAGCCGCGAAACGCGAACCTCAACGAGCCGGTTTTTCTGCCGGTCGTGCTGTTCCCGCGCCAAGAGGAGTTTCTCAATTGGCTCGTTGAACGCTACCGCACGCGCACCTCTGCCCCCGTCGAGAAAGCGCGTGACAGCGGCGCCACTTGGATGAGCTGCGTCTTTGCCGTCTGGCTCTGGCTCGCAAAGCACGGAACTGCGTACGAACGCCACCACCGAACACAGGCTAACGTTCGCGGGCATATGCCCCTGCATCGGTGGCGCCACACCGGGCAGCCTTCTTCGAAAAGTGGTTAAGTTGACCCTGGGGAGCCCCACCCCATCGGCCCCAGCGGCAAGCAGCGTGTTGGTGCAGCACGTTGGACGACGACTTGGGCGCCCGCGTTTCGCGCTCGGCCACCGAGATGAATGGGAATGGAGACCATGACCACCAGCGAAATCGTCGCGGCCAACGGGTGGCCGGACGGGTATGGGAAGACCGTCAACCGCGTGGGCGCCTTGCTCGAGTGTCACGGTGATCTCGAGCTAGCTGCGCATCCTCGGCAGCGCGCTCGAGGCGTGACGGTCAGTTCGCGGCCGGTCAGGTCCGACGAGCCATCGCCAGGATCGAACAGGGGACCTAATCGTATTCCAGGTTGTCTACGCTCTAAGGTTCGCGCGATAGTGGGTCGTTGGGGTCCACGAGTAACTTTTCCTTTGACCGCAGGGGGGATCGCCGACGCACGAAAGGGTGTCGCGCTAACGAGGTGGGGATCGATTGAGCACTGTAGACAAGAAGACACTCAGTGAGAGCGACATTTGCGACCTATTCATCTCTCCGGCGATCAAGGGCGCAGGCTGGGATCAAGCGACCCAGATCAGACGAGAGGTGACGCTCGCGCCGGGGCCGGTGACTGTGCGTGGCAATGTTGCCAGTCGCAACAAAAAGAAGCGGAAATTTGCGGACTATGTCCTCTATCGGGAGCTTGGCATTCCGATTGCGGTCATCGAGGCGAAGGACAACTATCACACGGTAAGCCAAGGGCTGCAGCAAGCCCTTGGTTATGCAGAGATTCTGAACGTTCCAAGCGCTTTCAGTTCGAACGGAGATGCCTTCGCGTCGCACAACAAGGTGCCGGTTGCCGACGAGGATACCGAAACACAATTTCCGCTCGGAGCCTTTCCTGGTCCCCAAGCGCTCTGGAAAAGATATAAGGCGTTTCGCGGCATCAAGGACAAAGAGGAACCTCTCATCCTCCAGCCCTACCACGATGACGCCTCTGGCAAGGAGCCGCGCTACTATCAAACGGACGCGATAAACCGAACCATCGAAGCCGTAGCCAGGGACCAACGTCGCGTCTTGCTTGTTATGGCGACAGGCACCGGCAAAACCTACACGACCTTTCAAATCATTTGGCGACTGTGGAAGGCGCGCGTAGTTAAGCGCGCGCTCTTTCTTGTTGATCGCAATATCTTGGCTGATCAAACTCTTATTAACGATTTCAAGCCATTCGGCGGCGCCATGGCCAAGGTCTCGGGCCACAAATTCGATCCTGCCTATGAGATTCAGCTTGCGCTGTACCAGGCCATCACAGGACCTGGCGAGGAAGACAAGGCCTTCAAGAATTTGTCGCCGGGTTTCTTCGATTTAATTGTGATCGACGAGTGCCACCGTGGCAGCGCGGCCGACGATGCCCAGTGGCGCGAGATCCTGGAGTATTTTTCGGGTGCAATCCAAGTCGGGATGACCGCGACGCCGAGGGAGACCAAATACGCTTCCAACATCAGCTATTTTGGTAATCCCGTTTACAGCTATAGCCTCAAGCAAGGAATAGAGGACGGCTTCCTTGCGCCCTACAAAGTTATCAAGATTGACATCGATAAGGATATCGAAGGCTGGACGCCGCCCCCTGGCATGACGGACGACCTAGGTCGGGAGATACCAGGTCGAGAATACAATCAAGCTGACATGGACCGAATTCTTGTTCTCAATCAGCGCACCCGCTTGGTCGCTGGCCGTGTCATGCAGTACCTCAAGGTTACCGATCCTTATGCCAAGACCATCATCTTCTGCGAAGACATTGACCACGCGGAGCGCATGCGGGCAGCGATCGTCAATGAGGCCGGCTCGCTTGCGATCGAACATCCAAAATATGTCATGCGCATTACCGGCGATAGCACCGACGGCAAAGCTGAATTGGACAATTTCATCGATCCTGAGAGCCGCTTTCCCGTAATTGCGACGACATCCGATTTGATGACCACCGGGGTCGATGCACGCACCTGCAAGTTGATCGTCATCGACAAGACGATCAACTCCATGACCACCTTCAAGCAGATCATCGGCCGGGGCACGCGCATTCTGGAGGAGTACAATAAATTCTTTTTTACAATCATGGACTTCAAGAAATCCACGACGCTATTTAGCGACCCGGATTTCGACGGTGAGCCCGTCATAATTTACGAACCCGACGACGATGACGATCCGGTCCCGCCCGACGATGGCGGTGGAGCGGATGACGATGATGGCGGCAATGGCGACGAACCAGCTGGGAGTCGGAAGATCTATGTCAGCGGCGTACCGGTGCGCATCCTCGCCGAACGGGTTGAGTACATTGGTCCCGACGGAAAGCTGATCACGGAATCCTACCGCGACTTTGCAAAGAAGCAGGTCAAAGCCGAGTTCGCTTCGCTGAACAATTTCTTGAGGAGATGGTCTAAGGCCGATCGCAAACAAGCGGTGATTGATGAGCTTGAACAACATGGGGTCATACTTGACAACCTCGCTGCTGAGGTTGGTAAGGACTTCGATGCCTTCGACCTGATTCTCCATGTCGCTTTCGACCGGAGGCCATTGACGCGGCGGGAACGGGCCGAGAAGGTCCGTAAGCGCAACTACTTTGCAAAGTATGGTGGGACGGCCCGCGCCGTGCTCGAAGGCTTGCTCAACAAGTACCAGGATGAAGGCGTGATCAATCTAGGTGATCCGAACGTCTTGCGTATTGACCCGTTTGCGAGACTCGGTACTCCCATGCAGCTGATTAGGGCATTCGGGACGAGGGCGGGCTTTGAAGCGGCTGTCCGCGAGCTTCAGTCGTCCATTTATGAGAACGCAGGTTAAGAGCATGTCGGTCCGCACCACCGTCAAAACTATCCAGGACATCATGCGCCAGGATGCGGGTGTCGATGGCGACGCGCAGCGCATCAGCCAGTTATGCTGGATGTTTTTCCTCAAGATCGTCGACGATCAGGACCAGGAATTCGAACTCACCGGTGACGACTACCGCTCACCGGTCCCCAAGAAATTCCAATGGCGCACCTGGGCGGCAGACCCCGAAGGCATCACCGGTGAGGAATTGCTCGCCTTCGTCAATAACGAGCTGTTCCCGGCGTTGAAGAACCTTACCGCCTCCTCTAAGACCGGCGATCGTCGCCGCGTTGTACGCGACGTATTCGAAGACGCCTACAACTACATGAAATCCGGCCAGCTGGTTCGCCAGGTCATCAACAAGATCGAAGAGATCGACTTCAACGATCTGACGCTGCGGCAGCACTTCGGCGACATCTACGAGCAGATTCTGAACGACCTGCAGGCCGCCGGCAACGCGGGCGAATATTACACCCCGCGTGCAATCACCGCATTCATGGCCGAGCGCATCGACCCGAGGCCTGGCGAAATTCTGCTCGATCCCGCCTGCGGCACCGGTGGCTTCCTCACCTGTGCCATCAATCACATGCGCAAGCGTTACGTAAAGCGTCTGGAGGACGAGACGAGGCTGCAGGCGAGCCTGCGCGCTGTTGAGAAGAAGCAACTTCCGCACATGCTCTGCGTCACCAACATGCTGCTGCACGGCATCGAAGACCCGAGCTTCGTGCGTCACGACAACACTTTGGCCCGGCCCTACGCGGACTACGGCCCCGCGGACCGGGTCGATATCGTCCTCACCAATCCGCCGTTTGGCGGCCAGGAGGAGACAGGGATCGAAAACAACTTTCCCACGCAGTTCCGCACCCGAGAGACGGCTGACCTGTTCCTGGCCCTGATCGTTCGGCTCTTAAGGCCCGGCGGGCGGGCCGCGGTCGTACTGCCGGATGGCACCCTGTTCGGCGAGGGCGTCAAGACGCGTCTGAAGGAGCACCTGATGGTGGAATGCAACCTCCACACTATCGTCCGCCTGCCCAATTCCGTGTTTAGGCCCTACGCCTCGATCGGCACCAATCTCCTGTTCTTCGAGAAAGGCGAGCCCACGAAAGACATCTGGTTTTGGGAGCACCGCGTGCCCGAGGGCCAGAAAGCGTATTCGATGACCAAGCCGATCCGCTTCGAGCACCTGCAAGGCTGCGTCGACTGGTGGGGCGGGCCAAAGCGCAAGGAGCGCGAGGAACTGCCCCAGGCGTGGAAGGTAACGGCCGAAGAGGTGAAGGCGCGCGGCTACAACTTGGACATCAAGAATCCGCACACTGTGGCGGACGATCACGGCGAGCCTGAGGAATTGATCGCGAGCCTTGCCGCCGCCGAGGCCGAGACAGCACGCCTGCGCAATCAGTTGAAGGCGGTTCTGGCAGAGGCGCTCGCGCGATGAACGCCGAGCGCCTTCTCGCCCACTTCGAGAAGATCGCCGACGCGCCTGACGCGATCTCGCGACTGCGCCGCTTCGTGCTCGATCTCGCTGTCCGCGGCAAGCTGGTGCCGCAGGACCCTAGAGACGAGCCGGTTTCGAAGCTGGAGCCAACAATCAAGGCACGAGCCAGAGGGCAAGTTCGGAAGGTGGCGGACGAACCCTTCGAACTGTCTCAAGGATGGGCTTGGAGGACCGTTGGGACAATCTCCGACCAAGTCACTGACGGCGAGCATGCGACACCCCCGCGAATATCGGAATCAAAGGTGCCACTCGTCACGGCGAAGAATGTACGCGATGGTTTCATGGACTACACGCAAACAGACTGGGTTTCATTTGAAACTGCCAACAAAGCGTGGAGTCGTTGTCGTCCAACAGTAGGTGACCTACTTCTTGTTTGCGTAGGTGCGACGACCGGCCGATTGACGGTCTTGCGCGAGCAAAAAGACATGGTTCTCGTCAGAAGCGTCGCCCTAATACGGCCGAACGCTCAAGTTTTCGCCGATTATCTTGAGCTGGCGTTCCGAAGTGCATTAGTTCAGGAGCAAATTTGGGCAAGCGTAAAGGTGGCGGCGCAGCCCTGTCTCTACATCAATCGTATTCAAGCCCTCTTAATCCCAATCCCGCCCCTCGCCGAGCAGCACTGCATCGTCGCTAAGGTCGATGAGCTGATGGCCCTGTGTGATCGGCTGGAGGCGGCGCGGATGGGGCGCGAGGCGACGCGCGAAAGACTCACCGCGGCGAGCCTCGCCCGCCTCAATACGCCCAATCCCGATACATTCCACGACGATGCCAGCTTCGCTCTTGAAGCCCTGCCAGCGCTCACCGCACGCGCCGATCAAATGAAGCACTTGCGGCAGACCATCCTCAATCTCGCTGTCCGCGGTAAGCTAGTGCCCCAGGACCCGAGCGACGAGCCAGCGTCGGAGCTCTTGAAACGGATTGCTGTCTACCGCGCGAAGATAGATACAAACCAACGTTGGCGAAAGAAGGAGTCCCTGAAGCCACTCGACGATGCAAAAGCATTTGAACTGCCACCGGGATGGGCGACGAATGTCCTTGCAAACTTGATCGATCCTACCGCAACGATCTCTTATGGCGTGCTAGTTCCTGGGCCGGACGTAGATGACGGCGTTCCGTTTGTGCGTGCGCAGGACCTAATGCTCTCAGGCCACCCCCATCGGCCGAACAAGACCATCGCGCCAGATGTCGAAGCGAAGTACGCAAGGACCCGCCTACGTGGCGGCGAAATTCTACTCTGTGTCGTTGGGACCATCGGCAAGCTAGGCATTGCACCAAGGCATTGGGCAGGAGCCAATATTGCCAGGGCGGTGGCCCGTATCACTCCGGTCGATTTGTTGCACCGGGACTATCTTTTGCTTTTTCTGCGAAGTGACCGCGCTCAAGCCTACTTCGAGGAAGCTACTCGAACACTTGCTCAGCCCACCTTGAATGTTGGGCTCATTGAAAAGTTGCCTGTTCCTCTTCCGCCGTTAGCCGAACAGCACCGCATCGTCGCCAAGGTCGATGAGCTGATGGCGATGTGCGTCCGCTTGGAGGCGAGTCTCACCGAAGCCGACGAAACGCGCCGCCGCCTCCTCGCTGCACTTCTCGCCGAGGCTCTTGAGCCAACCGAACGCCATTTGCTTGCGGCGGAATAAATAGAACAGCTGCTCAAGCGTAGGGGTTGGCTGGTCGGCTCGAATGACCGGCGATGCCGCCATTCGTGCCGCCAGAACAGCCGCGAGGGTTGGTGCCGCGCTCGGCCGACGGCGCAAGACTTAGATAGCGCCCAGGCCTTTGCATTTCATCGCGGCCTCCCTATATGTCCCTCGATTGTGCCTCGCGTAGGCGAAAACACTTTTTGAAGGGCTTCACCCATGAAACCGAAACCTGTTCTCATGCTTGCCGTTGCGATCAGCGTTGGCGCATCGCAGGTCCTTGCGCACAAGTCCGGCGACGTTGGACCGCTACTCGACGTGCCCCTCGGCTCAATTACGGTTGTGACCACGGCGGCGTCCACGCCCGGGATTGCCGTCATTCATACGGTCACCGACGAGGTCATCCATGCACCTCCGATCGAAAAAGATAAAGCAACGCAGCCGAGCTGAAAGGCGGTGATGGTCACGAGGTCCAACTCTGACGACCGACGTTTCGGACATGACGCCGCCGGGTCAAGCGACGCAGCGCACCTGCACGCTTGGCGGCCGACACTTTCGCTGGCTGAAGCGATAGGCTAAGTGCCGCGTCGGGGGGCGCCCCGACGCTCTCAACGCTTCCTGCCTTCCAATTCATGGGTGAGTTTGTGCGCGACGGCTTCGATGTGGTCGCGCCACTCCCGTGCCGGTTCTTGCTCGAACAGGCACCGAATGCCTTCCGCAAGAGCGGCGGAGGTCGGCTTTTCGATCTCCGTAATGACGGCATCAACCTGACTCTCAAGACCGGCCTCGCACAGGATGCGCTCGGTGACGGCGGCGCGGACTTTTTCTTCGACGCGCTTATCTAATTCCGACTCGAGCACGTCTCCTGGCGGGATGAGCTTGTCAGAGGTGCCCGTCTTCTCGTGATAGTCAGCCATCTTTTTGTGGAGCCAGTCGATGAAATCCGGCGTCGACATGGCGTTGAGCTCAACGCGCTTGCTCTGCAGCCACTCCTCCCAATCACCCTCGGGCTGATCGCACGGATTTTCCTTGGCATACTCACCGACGGGCTGGCGAATTTCTTCGCCGTTTTTGTTCTTCTTCCTCTCGAGCCTCTCGACCTCCAAGCGCATCTCGATCGCTTCCCATGGCTCCAGGCCCAGGTTGACGATCTTGATTTTGCGGGCACCGCGGGCCTTCGTCGCCTCCTGGAAGGTTTGATAGATCAGGGTGCCAGGGCCATCGGCGTCGTGGACGCAAAAGACTGTAACGGGTTCGTCGTGCGCCGCGAGCTTGTCGACTAAGTCCCTCGCCGCTCGCGTCGTGAAACCCTTCGACGACGCAATCGCGCAGTCGTGTCGCTCGCCCCACCTCACGTCCGGGTCTTTCAATGTCTCGGAGAACCCCTCCTTTTCGATGTAGAGGAACTTGTTGAAAGTCCATAGCGGGCGTTCGTAGGTCTCGACCATCAGCGTTCCGAGCGGGAGCGTTTTCCCGATATGGGGGTGGTAGATGCTGCCGCGGGGCTCGCGGTACATACCCTCAATCTCGCCGTTCTCGGCCTCGTAGTCGTCGATAATCTTGGTGAAATTGGCCAACTCCAGCGTCTGTTCCAACTCCCCTCGAACAATAGGGCGCATCTTGTAGAGAATTTGGCGTGAGTTGAAACGGAACTTGCGGCCGCCGCTGACATCATCAATGACGTCATCGAGATTGTCGAGCACGACGTCCTTTTGCGAAAGGCCGCGGACTCGACCTTGCGGCCGATGCGCTTTGCGCACGGCCTTGCTCACGGCGGTTGCAATTTCGACGAGAAAAGGCTCCAGATCGGGCGCCTTGCCATCCGACGTGATCGGCATGAATGGGGTCGTAACATTGATGTAGATGCTGAACTGGACGTCACTCGGCGCCTTGGCGATGGTGTTGCTAAGTCCACAGCCAAAAGCGTCGATGTCGCGCTTGTCCCGAGCGGCGTAAAGGCTGCCCGTCGCTGGCGTGCGGTTTATGCAGGCGGTCAACAGCGTGTCGCCTTCCGTCGTCCTTTTGCTAACCCAAGCTTCGACCACGAACGGAATTTGGGACCGTGGTAGCGCGGCGGGACCGAAATGGGCCACACCGTGAGCAATGGCATAGGCGTGATCGGAGAAGAAGGCCTGCGGGCCTACAGCGCCAAGCCGCTTGGGATTCACTTGCCGTGCAGCATCACGCGCGGCCTCGAGCAGCTCCACGGCCTGCCCAGGAGTAACATCGCGGCAGATCGCGCGTTCAAGATTGGCTGCGGTGATGATCTCCCCTGCCTTGCCGCCTGAACAGCCATCAAGGCGAGCGATCAACTCGCGCACGGGCCTGGGGCCGCTCGCGTATAGCAGCTCATGAAACTGCGCGCCGTCGTACCACCACGGGGACGATTTGCCGACGTATTGCGTTCCTTGGTGAGCAAGGTGGCAGGCAATGTTCGCCCAATAGAGGGCATTGCAGTCGTAGGCGAGCGTGGGCCCGAAGGAAATTTCAACGCGCGTACCGACCGGGAATTCGACGGCCTCTACGCTGGTCACCGTGGTCGTACCGTCGCGTTCGGGGCAGAGACCGATCCTCTGATTGCGGGTCGTGACGGCAAGGGAGCCCGCGGAGGCAAGGACGGCGCCAGCGACCACGCGCAGACCGTTCCCAAGCGCGCCGCGGGTAGGTAGGCGCAAGCGCTTGCTTGAGATCATCGGCCGGTTGATGCTGAACAAGCGCGCGATGGCTTCCGGTCCACCATCAATTCCGGTGCCGCCGTCCTCGACGATGTAGCTGCCGTCTTCGGGCGGAAGCGAGGCGACCCTGACAGTTGCGCCGTTGTCCAGACCGTTGTCGGCAAGCTCTTTGAGAACGAGCCGCGACAACTGGTTCTTGGGCACGCCAGCGCGCTGCTGCAGGCCATCGATCGTGCGGAATAGCGACCAGTCTTCGTATTCAAAGAACATCAGGGCGCTTTCGGCAAGCCAACTCGGCATCAGGTTTTTGAAAATTCAGTCCGCTGTCTGCGCCGGTACGGCCCCCAGAGAATGAGAGCGGCGCCCCGATAAAGGACCGCCGCATCCCCGCGCTCAAACCTTAGCGTGCTCGTCGAGGTATTCCTCAAGCGCCCACATCGGGCCGACCGTGACCGTCTCGCCCCCGCCGTTGACTAAGCGCCAGCCTTGACCTTGCCGCCACTTCGGCCAGAGCCCCTGTTGCTTTGCCTTCTCGTAGACGCGGTCTTTCAGCTCGTCGTAGATCGCTTCATGCGCTTCGACGGCCTTGCGCAAGCCAATCATGTCGCCCGCGTACATATCGAGGCGTTGCACAACGATGTTGGCCTCGATCAGCTCCTCGATCGCCGCATCGGCGCTTTCGCGCGTGATCCCCTCGAGGTCCATGTCGCGTGCCACGAGCGGCGACATACCCTCGATGGTGGCGGCGTTGTCTAAGAAGTCGATGATGACTTTGTGGGGATGTCGTTCAACCAATTCCATGTGCTACTCCCTTTGCCATGTGCCTCTCGACCCCAATGTCGAGAGGTGCTCCGTATTGTCATTGGTCAGGTTTGGCCATGATCTCCGCGAGGTCCGACACGTAGTACCCGGCGCTGCCACCCTGTTTCCGCAACTTCGGGTAAACGCCGGCAGCGGCGCGCCGATGGACGGTGGAGCGGACGCAGCCCAGCGCCTTCGCGACCTCGCGCATGGGCACGAAGCGATCGAGATCCGGCGGCGCCGTCGGGGGCGCCTCCTTGTCCTTGGCCAGGGCTTGGATCGCGTTGATGATCGCCGGCAGTCTCGCCGCGAGCGCGGCATCGACCGCTGCGGTGATCGCAGCGCTCAGTGGATCGGTAATAACTTGATTGTCGATGCGCGCATTGCGCGCGGTGACGGCCGGCGACATACGGGTTGCCCTCTTCCGAAGAGTGATCGGTGTCGGTGCGACCCGGGCGCCAAGCGACGGCACCTATAGGTAGCGATTTGGTGGCCGATGATGGGCCCGATGTGGGTGAGGCGCTACGTTCCCCCTCTGTCTCGATCGTTGATCGCTTTATGATCGACGATTGCGACGAGCCGCAACAAAAATCGCACCTCAGATCAACAAGCACGTGAGGCCGCGCGCTACGCCATGCGCGCGCCAGTCAGTCCGATGTTGCCAGTTTGGCCGTCTTGCATGATATTTGTATTATTTTCGCGCTCTCCCGTCTGACTTCCTCAGCGCAACAACTGCAATAACCTATTGAATGTTATTGGTATTACCGGCAAGATCCAAAGATGTAATCAGGCGTAGACGGGCCGTCCGGCCGCCGAATCGCGGAATTCGGCGATTCTTTGGGCGAAGCCGCCGCGCACGAGCTCATCGAGCGACAGCACCCGGTAGCCG